GTTAGAGCTTATTCATTACCACAAAGATATGGTAATATTGCAAAAGTTCACCTTATACAAGATGAACAATTAAATGTAGATAACACTACTGTATCTAACCCATTAGCTCTTGATATGTACAGTTTAGGATTTGATTCAAATAAAAAACTAACTCAACTAAATCGTACGGTAAAAGAAAACTTAAAAACATATTTATCACAATTTAGACTAGTCACAGATGCTGTAAACATTAAAGATGCTTACATTATTAATATTGGTGTTAAATTTTCTATTTTAACAAAAGTAGGATTTAATAAAAACGATGTTCTTTTAAGATGTGTTTCTGCGGTAAAAGATTTCTTTGATATAGACAGATGGCAAATAGGACAACCAATTATATTATCAGATATAGCTTATGAATTGTCATTGGTAGATGGTGTATCTAGTATTGTACCACCAGTTGAAAACAATCCAAATAAATTACCAGTTGTTATTGAAAATAAATTTAAAAGAACAGATGGTTACTCTGGTAATTTTTATAATATTGATTCTAGTTTAATTGATGGAGTTCTTTATACAGCTCTTGACCCAAGTATTTTTGAAGTTAAATTTCCCAACTCTGATATTAAAGGTAAAGTAGTTGGTGATAACTTATCAAGTGGAGATTAATAAATGCATTATTTTGAATTTGCAGAAAAAGACGCTACGTTGTATGAAGCTACATCTAGTATGAATACTGGTTTAGATGAGATATTAGAAATAAGAAAAGATGTTAGTCCGACTGGTGCTACAATAGATGTATCACGTATTCTTATAAAGTTTGATTTATCGTACATATCATCCTCTGTATCTAGTGGACTAATTACAAATCCTAAATATTATTTAAATTTATTTGATGCTAAACCCACAGCATTAGCTACATCTCAAAGTTTATTTGCGTATCCAGTAAGTCAGTCTTGGACAATGGGTGATGGTCGTTCATATGATAATCCTAGAACCACAGAGGGTTGTAGTTGGAATTTTAGATTTGGAAAAGTAAATGGTCAGTTGTGGGATTCAGAGGTTAGTGCATCTGGTGGTACTTGGTTTAGTGGTAGTGGTTTTGAAGCGTCTCATTCGTTTGGACACAAGTCACGTGATATGAGAATGGAAGTAACTGATATTGTAAATAAGTGGTTAAGTGGTACAGTAAATAATGAAGGGTTTATGGTAAAACGAAGTGGTAGTATTGGTAATACAAATTCTAATGTGGACGAGGGTAGTACAACCCAATTAGGAAACTTCTCATTCTTCTCATCTGATACTCACACAAAATATCCACCAACATTAGAAGTACAATGGGATGATTCAAGTTGGTCTACTGGTTCTTTATCAGCATTATCCTCTACAGAATTAGAGGACTTAGTAATTTATATGAAAGGTCTTAGACCAGAGTATAATGAAAAATCAAAAGCTAAATTTAGACTTGTTGGTAGAGCTAGATTTCCTGAGAGAACGTACTCTACAACACCATCTAACATAACAGTAAAATATTTACCTAGTGGGAGTACAAGTGGTGATGGAGCTTTCTATTCAATTAAAGACGCTGAAACGGATGATGTAATAGTTCCTTATGGTAGTGGTTCTAAAATAAGTTGTGATTCTAATGGTAATTATTTTAACCTCTGGTTAGACGGATATCAACCAGAGAGATATTATAAGTTGTGTTATAAGATTGTTAGTGGTAGTGGAACGGCTGATGAAACACGAACTTACATTGATGAAGGATTTACATTTAAGGTTAGTCAATAATGCCTTTTACAAAAGAACAATTAAAAAATGTTGATTTCTATCAAGATTTTGTAACAGAGTTACAAAGAAAATATCTTAATAGGGTAGAAGAACTTAAAGAACAAAACTTTCGCCGTAACGGTGTTCTGTATTCTTTTGAAGACATTATTTCAACCAATGGATTAGAAGACTCAACATTAGGACAAGACACAATTTACAACAATACTCTAACCGATACGGATATTGAAAATATGAAATCTAAAAGTGATACGAGTTATCCAGTCTACGTATCCAATAATCTATTAGAAAAAACAATAGATAGGAATATTACTGAACTTGCTCAATCAGAATTTGCTGATAGGTTACCAAGATATGGATTAACTACAAAAAGACGTATTGAAAATGGTGATATTGTAACGAGTGATGATTTTGAGGATAAATCAATTTATTTAATTTTAAATAATCAAAAAAGACTTTTTGACGATATTGGTATATTTTATGCTGAGTATGATGTGAGTAAATTAAAAACTGTACCAGTGGAAATATTAGATTCAATACCATCTGGTGAGGTTGTAGAATGAGAAGTACGTTAAATCAAAAAGACACGGAAATATTATTTAAAAATCAAACCGTTGATTTAAATTTTGGTCTCAGTAAAGACGATTACATTGAAGTTTTTTTATATAATACTAATGATGATTTACTAGAAACAAGTATAGTCGAAAAGTCTGATTATAGTATTGATAGTGATGGGGTAAAATTAAAAACAGGAACTATACTTAGAAAGATGGGTTACGATAGAGGTAGGTATAGAGTTAAATATAATTTTTTAAGAAAAACAGCTGGTTCTTATGAAACGGTTCTTACTGATACTAATAATAGAATTTATAATGGGCCATTTCACGTAATGGATAATGGTAATGTCATGAAAGGTGCTGAACACACCGATGGAGCTGAACAATTATTTATAAAAGAAAATAAATATATAGTACAAGAAATTTCTCCAACTAGAACCGAAGTTCGTATTATAGGTCAAAATATTGATGATGTCAAATATAATCAAGATTTATTTTTCTCTGGTAAACAAAGACGTAAAGATGATGTAGATTTAAGTTTTAAATTTATAAATAGAAATTCTACTACGAGTGAAGACTTACTAAATGAATCAGTTGTTTTACGAGCATCTGGTAACTTACCACAATCTTATCTTGGTGGTTTAATATATTTAAATAACGCTTTTGTAGAACAGAGAATAACTCCAGAACCACCACTAGATGTACTAGACCCATCAACTATACTTGAGGAAGAAATCGTTGGTGATAATGTTCAAGCTAGGTGGATTTTTAGTGACACGTCGTTAACAACGGTAAGAGACATTAACCCTAACCAGATAAATGATAGTTTAAATAAAATGTGGTTGGACTTTAGTAAAGAGGAAGAGGGTAGAGTTACACGGACTTTCCAAGACCCAATTACTAAACGAGAGATAACCCGTGAAATACCCGTACACCCATTTAAAACTACACCAGCTGAAAGAAAAATATTTTACGAAAAGGATATAGGTAAAAATGGTAATGATTTACTTCGTAGAGGTATAGCACGTCAATATAAAACACCAGTATTTGAAAAGGGTACAATTAAATTAAAG